CTCCTGGCATAGTTGCTGCAACAGGGTTGAATGTGCTGGGAACCACCTGATACTCATGGAACTCAGTGCAGCTGAACTCAGTGGTTTGCAGACCACCATTTGCCTTGACACTGGCAATCTCTGCATCAAGTTTGCTGTAGTCACTGATGTTGTTCTTGAGGAACATTCTAGTATAGGCAGCTTGATATTGTTTGTTGTCTTCAGTGGTTCTGACACCAAAGCAAATCTTTACTTTGTTATCAGGTTGATAACCAAAGATTTCCTTCAGTTCAGAGAAGTCACCCTTGAAGTAATCTTCAATGTGGTCAGGCAACACTTCTGCATCAGAAGGATTGTCTATGATGCCAACCACTTTGCCCTTCTCCCACTTCTCAACAGTTGGGATGTTGAGGTAGGCTCTGATGAGCTTGGTGAGTTCTTCCAAACCTTCATAGGCGATGATATAGTCAGGGCTGATGTTAGCCTGCATAGTACCACCATCCTTGGTTTGATACACTGGGATTTGTCTCTTCTCAATTTCCTCTTTGGTAGCCCAAGCAGTTCTGCCATACTTGTCAATGATTTGATACTTGTTGGTCTTACTGCCGAACTTATAGATTCTTCTGAGGAAGATAACCATGTGAATGTAAGTATCTATTGGTTGATTCTGGGAATCAAGATACTTTTCAGGGTCTGGGTGGACAATGAAATCCATCTTCACTTGAGGAACTGGGTTGTCATTGACCTCCGCAGAGCCGAGATACTCTGGCTCTTCATCCAGAGCTCTCCCAAAAATCTTCTCCAACTCAGCCTTTGAAGGATTCACAGCAGGAATAAAGCAGCTAGCTACACCCTCATAGAGTCTGCGACCTTCAGTGCTTTTCTGACCTCTACTGACAGCCATTAGTCAATAGGTTGTTGAGGTTTTTGGGTTGGGGTTTCTTCAGGCCGAGTGGTTTCATCACTCCCTGGCTGCTCCTCAGTAGGAGGAACAATTGTTTCAGGATATCTCAGGTTCAGTTTGGTGACTTTGATGGCCTTGCCGTCTTTGTCAACCTTACCAGTGTCAATAACCTCTCTGATGATAAGGTCTTCAACACCATAGCCTCCAGTGTCTCTCTTGATTGGTTCATCAAGCACACTGATTTTGGCATCAAGCTCAGCTATTCTAGCCTGATCAGCCTCCACTTCAGCTTGGAGCTTTTGTTTCTCCTTGACAGCGGGGGCAACTATCTGGAATGTTCTTCTCAGATTAGCTACGAAAAACTTGTCAAATTTCTTTTTGCTCATAATGTTAATATTTGTTTAGGGATGACTCCCTGCGGTTATTGTTGGTTTTGTTGTAAGGAGAAGAATATCTGTGACATGTCCACCTTGACATTGTTTTGTTCATCAGAGGTGGCAACCACAAACTTCTTGCCTCTAAGGTGTAAGGGTCTGGCTTCCCTGATTGTGTTATCCCCACCTTCAAAGGATATGATGGTGTCTTTGCCAGACCTATAGATATAGCCAATAGCATCAGCTTCACCACAAACTATGTCTCCAAGTTTGCCAGCCAAGTCAACACTCATCTCACTCATCTCTTCTCCATTCTTTTGGATTTGCTTGTCCTTGACATGAGCCACCAAGATAAGTGTCTCACAATAAGGCTTGAACAAGTCGATGAGTTCTCTGACTGCCTTCCTCAAATACAGATAGCCTGCACCATTTGGCAATAGTCTGACATCTGCCTTGGGGTCAGGTATTGGCTTGCCATTCTTGTCTTTGAGATTCATCAATGGATTGTTGGGGTCTTTCAACATTCCCCAGCTGGCACCCATTGGAGTTGTGGTCCTGTAGAGGTGGGCTGCATAAGGCAGTGCCATCTCTTCCAGTCTTGTAGCATTGTCTATCGTGATAAATCTATAAGGAAATTTGTTTTCCTTCATTGCTTTTTCCTGCAATGCCTGCTTGATGTCAAACAGGGCATGTGCATTCAATGCAAGTACAGACATGACTGATAAAGCCCTGTAACCATCCTCCAAGTCTATGATAAGATTGTCCTCAAGGGAAGCCATCAAAGTGGACTTGCCACTCTTTGGTTTTCCAAACAGGACCAAAAGTCTTGGATTGTACTGTTGGGCTTCAC